CCTTGCAGATAAACTGGAGAATCAAATGTAAAGGTGGTTGGTACTGATGCATCCTCTGATACATTTACGTCGGCTGGGTCTACAACGACAACACTAAATGGTAATATTTTAGTTGAAGGTAATCCAGTCTCAACAGTTCTAACCTGTAATACAATGGGTAATTCTTCATCTTTTGTTTGGAAGAAACAGTCAACCGAAGTAATGAAAACACCGCTGCTATCATTAACGGTAAATGTTTGTCCTAATGGATCATCATCCTCATCCTGATTACCATTCCAATCATCATCATCGTCATCCTCTTCTGGTTCTGGTTCTGGTATTGGTGCTGGCACCACTGGTTCTGGTATTGGTTCTGGCTCTGGTTCTATTGGAATATATCGATCTACAAAACGAATTATTGGTTCCGCTGGAACTTCAATAAATCTATCTACAAATACCTCTTTTTCAACTTCTTTAATTACTTCAACCTCTTCTATTTCTACTACAGTTTCAACAATATTTCTGATACCTGTAAGTGCTTGGTTAGTAGAAACTTGTCTTGTAACTCTGTTATTAATAACTCTTCTTTGTTCTTGATTTATTCTTTCAATTTGTGGAACTTTAGTGCTTAAAATAGTTTCTTGTTGTGTCTCTAATGAACCAGCAGCCGCAAAATTAGCCTCAGCTACCCCTGTAACTGATCCACCACGAGTTGCGTTTACTGAACTTGTGGTCAATCTAATAGTTTTTGTACCAGTTTCAAATCTAGGATTTGCATCGATATTAGGATCTGGTATATTAAAACAAGCAGTTAATGTTCCAATGGAATCACTAATTAATCTGACATCTGTTACTTTACATTCAGCACCACTTGTTTGTCCAACAAGATGAACACCTTTATGAGCCTTTCCAAAAAATTGACCTTGAACTTGATTTGCAAGACTAAACGTGTCTACATTTAAAATTGTAGATGAAGTTGAATATGAATCTGGAACGCCAGCTGCTGGTGCATATGGATTTAAAGTAAGTGTTTTTGTTGGTGCATCATATGGCCCCTCTTTATGATTGGCCGCAGCAAGTCTAAATGAAAATGTAGTTCCCAATTCGCCAGAAGCTTGAACTGTTTCTCCAGCTTGAAAAACACCACTTATCATTTCAATTTCAAGTAGTTTTGGTGTTGTAAATTTTGTAACATCAATATTATCAAAAAACGCATAAAAACGTGTCTTAGGTTTCATGCGAGTGGTCGCAATTTCAATATTCCTAGTTCTCATGAAAGGAATAATATCACGACTTACAATCTTATCTCCTAATGATGTTGATGTAACAACTGGTTTAACATTATATTGAACACCTTGTCTTGATGAATGCGTACCCACTTCAACATCTTGAAATGTTGTATTGGTAACAATTGCGGTATCACTAATAAGATCGTCACCTGAAAAATTTGAACCTTGTTGAGGAATGGTGTTTGTTAAGTTTTGTTGTGTAGCTACGTTATTAGCTTCTGAAATAGATAATGTACCTAAGTTAGTTTGATTTGACTCAGTAAATGTATCTTTAACTGTTTCACCAATAAAATCTGTTTGCCATCCAGCCCAATCAACCTCACTGAATCCAGTTTGAACATTAATTCCCAAATCAGAAACTGCAGCATCATATGCTCCAGTTTCATTAATTAAATTTGCACTAATTCTTTTTGTATCTGTCCAAGTATCTGAGTCTGGAGTTAATTTAATATTACCCTGATAAAATACAATTAGATAAGGTTGAACATTTTCAGTTCTTGATGCATAAATTTGTTCTACAAATGTTGTTTCTGTATAATCTAAAGTTAAAAGTCTACCTGTTTTTCTAACATTTGTACCATCAAGATCGGTTACAAAATTAACATCTAATGCTGAATTTGCAGCCTGACCAATTCCAATTAATGATTTTGAACCCACAATTAAATCTAAACAAGTTGTGTAATGGCCTGGTCTTAAATATCCATTTGCTGCATCTATACTTGCAGAGAAATCTGGATGTCCGATTTGATGAGCTTCGTGTTTCTTAAAATTATCCACAAAAAATCCAGATTTAAATCGATTTAAACCGTTTGCATCTGTAATTTGTAAATTTGATGTGTCCTGTTCAAGAAGAGAAAGCGCAGTATAATATTCAACCTGTTCAAGTCTTTTCTCTAGTCTGCCAATGTCTGACATCCTAAAACGTTTATGTTTTGATCTTACAATTTTAATTTTACTAGTATCTTTTACGAACGCAGGCAACGAAACACTAGCAATTTCTATCGCATCATTAACTGGTCTTGGTGGTTTTGGATCATCAGAGGGAACACCTAGTAGATAATTAAATTCACCGTTTTTAGTGAGAAATAGTTTATCTTTTCTAGGTAAGAAATAATCATAACTTACAATCAGAGTTTCATCGGGAACTAAAGGATTTGGAACACTATCCTCTTGTGATGCAAATGATCTAGATCTGAAATCAAATGGTGATATAGTTGATGATGTATCATATTGAGCAACTCTAGGACGAATATCAATTAAATCACTTGTTGGAATACCAAATGATCTATCAATTGGCACTAATCTTTCCACTCCACTTGGGTAACTTGATGCTGTAAAGAAATCACCAACATCATCAGATGTTACAAAGAAATTTTTAAATACTATTTTTAATCTATTAGTTGGCGCTTCAAAATTTTTCTTTCTTTGAATATATGAAAAATCATAGTAAGTTGGTTTAATATTTGTGGTTAATGAAAATTGATTTGTAATATTACGATCACCACTAGTGGTTTCACTCACTATAGCAGTCACTTCTGATTTTTCAGTTCTAATTTTTTCACCAATCTCAAAAATATTTTGATTTAGGGGAGCAATTCCTAAAGTTGTTGTGTCTGGTTTCTCAACAACTAATCCAACTGCATTACTTGCCGAACCAATGACTTTTTCCCCAATGACTAAATCCGAATTATTTCCACTAGGGCCATCATAAGTTGTTAAAGTTATGGTGGGTAGATCTGGATCTCCATTATCATTTGACTCAATAACTGCAACTAACTCACAAACATCTGGAAGATTAAGAGAAATTTTACTATCCTGAACTCTTGTTCCAAATACATTACTTGTTGTTAAACCATCATTTAATGTATTTGTTCCAATACCAGAAGCTGCTAAGGATGATCCACTAACAACTAATACATTGGAATCCTGTAATTTTTTCTGTTTAGTTACAACTTTTGATTTAATAACAGTTGCAAATAGATTTGCCTTTCCTATAGTTTTACTTAATCTTACAAATGTAACTGTTTTTTTATCAGCAGCAATTTCAACTTGACTTTCTTTTAAAGGCTCAACTGATCCATCATCATATGATACAAAATATCTTTCCTCATCAAATGGTTGGAAGAACAAATCTTTACCAGCATCAGGAGATGTAAATTGATTATTTGCAACTGTGATATCACTGAATTGTTTTCTTAATTGAATTGTTGTATTAGTAACATCAAGATCATCAATATTTCTACGACTTACAGGTGTTACTAAACTGTTTGAACCAACTCTAAATGAGGGTGATCGAAGAACAAGATCATTTACATCGACTGAACCTGAAATTAAACCATCAGATACTCCACCATTACATATATTAGAGACAGATGCAACACCAACAACATTAATTTCATCTCCGTTGGTGGAAACTCCTACAATTCGATTAAATCTGGGAAGTCTCTCGCCAGGAACAGTATAACTTATAATATTATTTGATGTAATGATACCAGCGAAATTTTGTCCACTTGCGGTAATAATACCAGCATTTCCAGCCGTATTACTTAATCTAAAGTTTCCAGCTGCAAGACGGCTAAGTCTAACTCCATTATTAAGTAAAAGATCAGCCTCAAAGGTAGAAACACCAACTGCACTCTTTAACGATTTAACATCATTAAATGTAAAGTTATCAACCTTAGTGAGAACTCTTCCATTTTGAACACCATTAATTAATATTGATTCATCTTTTAAAAACGAACCATTTACATCAATTAAACTTAGATCAGTTACATTTGTTCCGTCTGATCTTACAAATCCTGTCGCACCACTTCTCACACCTTGAATGTGAGTTCCAAGAGTTACAGAGGTAATTGCAGTTCCAACTTTAACATTTGTAAATGTTTTAATATCAAATAAACGAGTTTCAAATTGAGTGCTCGGATCTGCAAAACTTCCAGATTGTGCTTTAAAATCATATAATCTTGCGAGTCCAATCTCACTGCCACCACCACCTCTTCTTTTATCAATTAACGCTACAGTTGCAGTAGTTCCAATTCCTAAACTGGGTGATCCAAAGATGTTATTTACAAATAAGGGATCACCTGTTCTATAAGTTACAGCTTCCTGCTCAATTTTTTTTGTTGTTCTTGGTTTTAAAACATCAATAAAAGAACTTGCAATTTTTTCAATTTTATATCCTTTCACATATGCCATGCCAGGTGAAACCTGAAATGTAAGCAATCCGTCTGAAGGTACGCTACCTTGAGATGTTTTTTGTTCTGACGTATAAACTCCCTTATTTCCAATTTGATCATTCAATGATTCTTTTGCAAATACTTCAAAAGGTCTAATGTAATAATCTCCAGACTCATCAAATGTTCTTTGTGCGAGAGCATCATTGATTAAATTATATTGTGTCTCTTTTGCAAATGATTGTAATACACCATTTACAACTCTAGAGAGTTCTATAAAATTTTGATCATTTATATCTTTAATTCTTTTTTTATTTAATCTAACTGTAATTCTGAAACGATCTGCGCCAGGTGCCGCAAAATTTGTAAATCCTGATGCGTTATCATTTAAAGATGGATCCTCATCAGCACTAACAAAATCTTCTAAGATATCAAATCCGATACGATATGTAGGACGGCTACCATACTGCTCAAGAATTAATGTTTGATCATTAACCTGAACAAAATTTCCTCTAATGAAGTATATACCCTCTCCAATTGACATTGCAGTCCCAGTGCCTGATGCCGCAACAGATAGAGTATTTGCAAATGGCTCATTCGCAGCAATAACACTTGCTCCATAAACTATGTCTTTATTTGCAATTAAACTTTCGCCACTAAGAAATTGTTGACGACTAAAATTGTCACCAGATTCTCGATATCTAACATAAAGAGTTAAATTATTTCTTTCAGATTCCTCTTTTGATAAAATATTTACGATTGTTGCAGTTACACCTGATCTTGAACCTGTTATTTTTAACCCAACTAATTGATCTGTATAAAAAGATACTGGAATGCCAAGAAATCTATCTTCAATCTGAATACATGGATACTTACTATAAGTTAGGTTGCCTGGTATAACCATTGAACCCTCTTTAAAAAAGTGAGTTCCAAATTGTTCGATCTGATTTTGTAAAATAGATTGTAGAGTGCTTAACTCACGAGCCTGAACTGGTGATCCTGGCTTAAAGAGAACTTTATGAAAATTTTTATTTTTATCAAAATCGTCAAAGTATGGGCTGACGTTCAGATTAGTTTCTTGTGGCATGATTTCTTAAAATTCCAGTACGATCTTAATATCCTCTTTTTGTTGAGAACTACGAGTCACAGCGGCTCTGTTATCAACGTATATAATGTCACCACTATATTTTTCAACTTCGGGATTTGCAACACCTTTTACAAAACTCATTCCCAAATTGACAGTCCTATTATTTATTGAGGTAGAAAACCCAGGCTGTAAGGAGGTTCCGAAATTAGTATCTATATTTAGGTTATTAGTTCCGCCAAATATAGTTGTTCCAGCACCTATAGCAGGATCGGCATTAAATCTGAACAATTCAAATCCGTATGTGGGTGCGGTTCCGTCAGTTGATATTGCAAGTCTACGATCTTGCCAATATTTTAAAACTCCTGTGGTTGAATCATAATTTATAACTCGACCAACAGCAGTTGATCCAATACCAATCTCTTGAGTGACCTCAGCATCAGGAGTAAATGTTGTTGTTGTTGATCCAGCACCAATTAATTTTAATGCGTAAACCGCACTCGCTTTTTGCGAAGTTAATTTATTTTCCGATCCAAATGCAAGAGGATCTCGACAAAGGCCTACACGAGAAAATTGGTTTCCTGTAATAAAATCTGGATTAGATACATCATTTTCTAATCTAGAATATATTAAAACTCGATTCGCACCAAGTTCTCGATAAATGTCTGCACCGTGACCATCTTGAGGTGGGATAATTACATTGAAAGAAGCATCCGTAGAACCTGATGGATTAGCTAATCCAACATCTCCTAAACCAACTGTACCAAATGTGTAGTTAGATCCACCATTAGTAATTTCAACCGAATCAATTTTACCAGCAGCATTAACAACAACAGAACATCTACCACCACTTCCATCACCTTTTATTGGAACATTATTATAGGTTGCAGCAGTTCCATAACCAACACCACGATTTGTAATTGTGACAATTTTCAATTGCCCACTAGTTGCAGCATTATTTCTGACAGCAGCTACATCATTATTAGTTAACCAGTCTTGAGGTAACGGAATAAAGCTTGTTGAATCAAATTTAATTATGCTATTTGGATTGATTGTAAAAAGATACTTCCAAATATATCCATCTCCAGATGCACCAGCGGATCTTGGTTCTAAATCCGTAAATAAAGGTTCATCAAGAGAGGGTCTTCCAGAGGAGTTTTCTGGATTAGTTCCATTTTGTAAACAAATATAGACTCTGAAGTCTCTATTCATCACGTAATAATTCGTATCATACAAATTAGTTGAACTAGTTTGTGGCGATAAGTTTGATCGTGAATAATCATCACGATACATTTCATACGTAGTACCCGATGACCAAGTTATCTTTCTTACAACTCTTGCAATATCATCCGAATTCAACTTTTTCAGAGCAATCATTGTATCCCAATAATCATTCTCTTCACTAAAAGAATCCTTTGGTGATGGTGGATTTTCGCTCCAATCGGATTGAAAATCTTCTGGATTAGGAAGACCAATCCACGCATAATAACTGTTCGTAGTTGATGCTATACCCGCTACAAAATTTTCCGAGTTTAATATACGCAGTTGATCAGTTATAATTGCTGACATTTTATCAAAGACTTTTTGTTT